ATGTTGGCAACAAGAAAGGCATTCAGCGTGACATGAAGCATTTTGTTGCTGATAAGTCTCATGTTGAACAAGATGCTGCCAAGAAAACTTTCCGCGAGCACAACTACTTTGTTGTTGATCGTCTTGGTTATGACAAGTATTTCTATGTTGGTCTCCCGAGCACCAACATTGTTGACGACAAACTTGCCATCACCAGCGATATGAACAAGAACAAGATGGCTCGCGAGTTCTCCAAGAACGTCGGCAGCAAGAAGAGCAATCGCCTCCTCCTCACGAAACTCGCCGAAGAATTGGCGGTTGCGTAAGTTGTTGATTCTATTAGAGTTTTTACTGTTGTTTTCTGTATGTTTTTAGTAGATAATTCTCTTATAGTGAATGATAATGGAGTTTGATGTGAGAAAATCGAATTATGATGAGAGCGCGAAGATTGCAGTCCTTGAGAAGTTGCATGCGCACTTCGACAAGGATGTTGTTTCGGTCAAGGAACTGAATGACTATTGCTTGAACAAGAAGAATGGGATTCCTAATTTTCCATACTTCATCCTGCGCGAGCGCAAGGTTGGTCGCGGTCAGTACAACATCGTCCCGAAGAATGTTGGTTGTATCACTCCTGCTTCAAAGCGGACTGCTGAAGTCCCAGTTGCTGCGGCTGCGATGGTTGCGCAAGTTGTGAACATTGCGACCAAACGTGCGACAAACGTCACCGAGTCGTTTGTGCCTGATCGCAACGAAACGTATGTTCCGTTCGGATTCTACAACGACATGCGCGACATCATCAAGTCTCGCATCTTCTACCCTATCTACATCACTGGATTGTCTGGTAACGGCAAGACGATGATGATTGAGCAGGTTTGTGCATTCTTGAAGCGTGAGTTGATTCGCGTCAATATCACGAAACGCACGGATGAGTCTGATCTCATTGGTTCATATGAATTGGTTGATGGCAACACCATCCGTCGCGAAGGTCCAGTGATCACTGCGATGCGTCGTGGCGCTGTGCTTTTGCTCGATGAGTGTGATCTCGGCACTGAAGACATTTTGTGCTTGCAGCCGATTCTTGAAGGCAAGCCATACTTTGACAAGAAGACTGGTGAAGTCGTGCATCCTGCTGCTGGCTTCAACGTGATTGCCACTGCGAACACGAAGGGCAAGGGCAGCGACGATGGTCGGTTCATCGGTACAAACTTGCTCAACGAAGCATTCCTCGAGCGTTTCGCCATCACGGTCGAGCAGGAATATCCTCCTGCTGCCACTGAGCGCAAGATTCTTGAGAAGAATTTCGCTGTTCTGAATATCACTGACACGACGTTCATTGATCGTCTGATCACGTGGGCTGAAGTCATTCGCAAGTCTTTTGCTGATGGTGCGGTTGATGAAGTCATCTCGACTCGTCGTCTTGTACATATCAGCAAAGCATTCTCTATCTTCAACAATCGATTGAAAGCAATTGAGATGTGCTTGAATCGTTTCGATGCCGACACCAAGACTGCGTTCTTGGATCTCTACACAAAGGTTGATGCGGAGGCAACTCCTGCTCCTGCAGCACCCAGTGTTGATGAGTTGGTTTTTGTCAAGAATTCTGATACTGGATACACCACTTTCCGTTATAAAGACGAGACAGTCTCGTTCAGCGAACAAGAATTGGTTGAGATGCTTGATCAAGGTCTGACTGCTGAGCAGATCAAGGCTCGAGTTCTTGACACTCTTGTCAAGATTGTTGCTGCGAAGGGAATGAAGTAATGGAACTGCAAGAAAAGGTGAATGTGTTCTTGGATAGACTTCGTGAGTCTGGTGCAATCAATATGTTTGGTGCCGCACCGTATGTCTCTGATGCTTTTGGTGTCAGCAAGTATGAGGCTCGCGATCTTGTCAAGAATTGGATGAAGACTTTTGCTGAGAGGCATCCGCAATAATTTACTTTTGGGATTTGTTATTATATAATAACAAGTATGTCGCAAGGAAAGCCCCAATCTTGCGATATTATTGAAGGGGTGTTTTTGTGAAGGTATATTTTATGTCTAATGCTCTTGATTCTTTTGTCTCTTATCTTGCTGACGGCAACACCGTGACCTCGCGTCAGGTTCGTTCGCTGTTCAAGGTCGACAATGCTGCCGACCTCGCCTATCGTGCGCGCAATGAGGGTATCTCGGTTTATACAAACCGTGTTACCAACTCGCGTGGTGAGAAGGTGTTTGCGTATCGCCTCGGCAATCCGTCGAGCCAGTTCGAGAAGTATCTCGACCAGGGTCACATTGCGCGTGCTCGCAAGACTCTCTACCGCGATGCCATCAGCGTCTCGATGACTGCCTAATTCTAAGCAGTAAACAAAACCATTCTGGTTCTCGTGGGGGCAGTTCTTGCCCCCACAGTTTCATTTGGGGTTTGACATTGTACTTTGCTGGATATATAATAATAACACAGCAGGAGAAATACTATGACAAAAGTCATTATTGCAAATTCAAAAATTGACTGTGAGCATTTGCTTGGTCAATTTCTTGATGAGTCTCATTTTGATGTTCTCATCAATGAAGACACGGATTGTTATCTTGGAAGCGAAGATGAAGACAACATCGCATTCAAGTTCCGTAAAAATTATTTCAGTAAACAAGAGCAAGATGATGCTTATGCTGGTCTGAGAGAAGCAGCCACACCAACTCAGAATCGTGGACTTGCCGCTGGACCAAAGGGTGAGAAGTGCGGTGGTCGTGAGTGGGTGACTGAGTTTCAATTGAGTGTTCTTGACTTCTTCAAGAAGCAACCAGAAAACTCCGTTATCAAGATTGATGTCAAAGAAGAAATTGAATCTCTCCGCGCCAAATATGAGAATGTAGAATCATCTCGTGGTCTTGTTTGGTTGAGCGCCAAAGTCAAAGAAGATAAATTTGACTTTGATAAGTGGCTCAAGAATGTCACAAAGATGTCAGTCAAAGAACGCAAAGAAGAAGCGCGTGGTGTTGAAGAAACTTATATTTCTGATACAACCTATGCCAATGTAGTATTGTCTGGTATTGCTGGTTGGTTCGATCGTTATCCTCGTATTCCATATGGTCGTGCAACCGCATATACGCAAAACGCATATGACAAATTCAAATTGTCATTTCCATTTCTACAAACGCTGGATCGTGGTTTTGCTGAGTTACTTCCACAACGTCATGCCGCTCAACGTGAAGCAGCAGATAAGATTGATCCAGCATTCCTCGTTCCACAAACTGTGTTCACTACGATCACAGTGAACAAAACATTCCGAACAGCAGCACATCGTGACGCTGGTGACTTTACAAACGGATTGAGTAATCTTCTTGTTCTATCAAACAATGGTAACTACACTGGTGGTTATCTGATTCTTCCAGAAGTTCGTATTGCTGTGAATGTACGACCTGGTGATCTCCTGCTCGTCAATAATCATGAGTACATTCACGGCAATACACCTATTGAACTGCAAGATGAAACCGCAGAGCGTGTAAGTCTTGTTTGTTATTTGCGTGAGAAGATGCTTGAACTCGGGAGCAAAGAGTATGAAGATCATCGATATAATTATGTTGAGTCACGTCGAAAGAACAAAGAACACCCACTCCAACGACGTCTTTGGAACGGTATTTCCGAGGGAATGTGGTCAGAAAAAGAATGGTACGACTATCTGGAAAGAGTTGGTGGAAGGCAAATGGTTGAAAAGTACCACCCAGAAGCATACAGAAAAGAATCCACTCTAGAAGATATGTTCGCCTGATATGTGTGCAGTCATTGGTGCTTATATAGAGAAACCTTCTTCAAGTGATTTGAATACACTTGCTAATGTTATTCGCGAGTCTAGTATTCGTGGATTACATGCAACTGGTATTTCGTGGGTGAAAGGTGGGAGAATACACTCGTTCATATCAGCCACTCCTGCTGCTAAATTTCTAGAAAACTTTGATTTGAATAAAACGATTGATGAAGATGGTAATTTGTATCTGATTGGTCATTGTCGCTATTCAACTTCTGATCTCAATTACAATCAACCTTTGTGGAATGAGAACCTTGCAATCGTTCACAATGGTGTTGTGAGTCAAGAGATGCCAGAAAATTGGGAACGACTCTATGGATACAAATGTACAACTAAAAACGATAGTGAACTGATTGTCCATACACTTGAAGCCAAAAAGTCTCCGCTTGTTGAATTTGCTGATGCTTCAATGGCAGTTATTGAATTGTATAAAGAAAAGAAATTGAGATTTTATCGCAATGGAAAACGACCAATTTACTTTACTTCTCTTCCAAATGGCGGTATAATTACTTCTACGAAAGACATTGCTGAACGCGCTGGTTTGAACAACTCAATTGAGATTGATATGAACCAGTATGTAACTATGGCACATAAGACGTTCGTAAAAGAATTTGTTCATATTGATAACGCAAAGGACCTACAGCATGTACGATAAATCAACGTTTACATATGGTGCCGAAATTGAATGGGGTGATATTGATCGTCGTATGGAGATTCCTCCGACTCTCGGTAAGTGGGAATATGCTGAAACAGATATTGTAAACATTCATCCACCGTTTGAATTTCGTGCTTGCGATCCGCTCGGTAAAGAGCCATGGATGGGTGGTGAAGTCAACATGATGCCAACTAAGACTTGGCAGGAACAAGTTGATCGTGTAATGAGACTTTATAGCATGTTTATTGAGTATGGCAACAAGCCTTCGGCTTCTTGTGTCAATCATGGTCATATTCATGTCTTTGTTCCAGGATTGAAAGATGATATTGCTGGATTGAAGCGATTGATTGGATACATTCAAGACAATCAAGAAGATACGATTCAAGCCTGTTATCAATTCTATGAAACATCTGAGATGAAGCAGTGCGAAGGCGCGAAGATGTATTTGAAGTTTGATGGCGGTCGCCCAATGCCTGAGTATATGTGCGATAATATTATTGAACTTGCCACTGACTTCAATCACTTTATCAAACTCCATGCTGCTGGTAAAGACGGCGTATCAATGGGGCGTCCATTCCGATTTGCAATCAACACTTATTGCATGAAGCATACTGGTACAATTGAGTTCCGATGCTTCCGTTCTACCACGAAGCGAGAAGAATTAGAATCTCAGTTTCGATTCGTGGAATTGTTCATGCATGCTGCGCTGAACCAGGGTCCCTCAGTTCGTGAGATTCTCGCTAATAATACATTCAAGTTTCCTCCATTTGTATGGAATCTGGATGAGTATCATGGCTGGCAGCAAACCAAGTATCCAAAAGAGCGTGGAGAAAAGAAACGCGAGTTCCATGACGTTGCGTGAGACAAGTCGCGATGAATTTGTCGCGCATATAACTGAAAACAAAGCAGACTCTTTTGCCAAGACTTTTGTGGCAAAGGCTGACATGCAGGAACAATGGCAGTACTGTATTGGGTGTTGGGAAGGCGGAGAGTTGGCTGGCGCGATTATTACCACTCGCTCGAAGAAAACTCCATATGTTTTCAATCTACAATTGCTTCATACTTTCGCCAAACATCGTCGCAAAGGTGTAGCAAGATTACTGACTCAAGACTCTCTTGATAGAGCACAAGGTCTTGGCACCAGTTATTATCGCGTTTCAGCAGAGCCTGATGCAGTTGTGTTCTATGAATCTATGGGATTCAAATTCTTAGGAAAACAAAAGAGTAAGTGTTCGCTCAGTATGTTCAAGATCAATGGTAGAAATTTCTCTGATGGTATCTATGATCTTTCAGATCCTGTGATACATGCAGCAGTATATAAAAAAGGTAAAGGTGGTTGTGTCGAAGTCTTTGCAGCGTCGTGAACAATTCATCCGTTGGTATGCATGGTCAATGCAGTTTGGCGATTGCGATCCAGCAGTGTGGTGCACAAACTATCTTCATCGTCGATACGAACACAATGACGAAGAACGTCTATGGTTTGCATGGCTCTATGGTAACACATACCAATTGCCAACTGCATGGGTTCTGAAAAATGAATTCCCAGACTATGAACTCGCTACTGTAGATCGTATCAGTTGGTGGAATAGTCACAATTACAAACGACTGCGTTATCAGACAGATACAAAGTGGAACAAAGGTCACTTGCCAGCCATGTTCGAGTCTTATCAAAAATTTATTGGCAAGAAAACTCAACGCGAAGTGCTGGAGAAATACTATGGCGACAACGAACAACAATCTTTCAACAACCTTTGGAATAATCTTAAAACTTCTCTTCACAAATTTGGTCGCTATTCCACTTGGTTTTATCTTCAGCATCTTTGTCACACTGCTGGCGTTGAGTGTGTACCTACTAGCCTCATGCTGGACGATTATTCAGGCTCTCGTTCTCATCGTAATGGTTTGCATCTCGCCCTCGGGCAAGATGACAAGTATGATACAAAACTCACTTCATCAGAATGCGCAGACCTTGAAAGCCATGCCAAAGAGATTCTTGAGGAAACCAGATCTCGATTCCCTCAACTGAGCAGTCAGATAGACTTCTTCACGATGGAAACCTGCTTGTGTTCATTCAAGAAAATCTTTCGCGAACATCATGGAAGATATCTTGGTTATTATTTGGATCGTCAGTCTGAAGAAATTGAACAGGCAGAAGGTGATGGTTGGACTGGTATTGAATGGAATGTGTTGTGGCAAGCAAGGAATGAGACTCTTGATCTAAGACTTGCCCCAAGAAATACAATCAACAAAGAAAAGTTTACTTATTTTCTGAGAACAGGTAGAATAGAACGAATGGACTGGATGTTCGATGATGAGCACCCAGTGAAAGAAGGTTTGGAGGCATTATGGTAAGAGTGATTGCGATGGGTGGTGAGCCAGCAACTGGCAAGACCACTTTGATGTTTCGATTGATTTCGATGGCTGATGATTGGGAAGTTATCAAACCGCAGAAGTTACTTGATGCGATGTATTCCAAGAAGTTGAATCTTTATATTCTTGGCAAATATGCAAACGATGGTAATGTATTCCAGGGAACGGATCGTTTGTCAATGGCGGTACAGCCAGACGCTGTTGCCTTCTTTGATTCTCTAGAAACTGGTAATGTGATCTTTGAAGGCGATCGTTTATTCAATGGTAAGATGCTAGATTTTTTGCAAGATAAGTTCCCAAATGATTTCAAGATTCTAATCCTCACAGTGAAGGATAGCACTCTTGATCAACGTCACATTGATCGCAAAGATGATCAAGATGACAAGTTCAAAAATTCTCGTAAGACAAAAATCTCGAATATCATGGGGTCGCTGACTCTCATGGACTATATAGAGACAATGGTCAACGAAAATCTCGATGATCAGTCTAAGATTATTGATCATATTAGAAAATTTTACAACTGGAGTGAATAATTATGCAGTTAGAAGTATCTGTTGAACAGTTGCGCAAAAATAAACTATTTGTTGCAACACCCATGTATGGCGGTAACGCGCATGGCATGTATGTGAAGTCTTGCCTTGATTTGCAGTCGGCATGTACACAATATGGCATTGAAGTTCGTTTCTCGTTTATCTTCAATGAATCTCTCATTACTCGCGCTCGCAATTATCTCGTAGATGAGTTCCTTCGCGCAGAAGGCTTCACCCATCTACTTTTCATCGACGCTGATATTCATTTTGATCCGCGCGATGTAATTGCATTGCTTGCTTTGGATAAGGATGTAATTGGTGGTCCATATCCGAAGAAGTCAATCAAGTGGGGTGCTGTCAAGGAAGGCGTCAAGCGACATCCAGATATTACTCCTGGCGATATGGAAAAACTCGCTGGCGATTTCGTTTTCAATCCAGTTCCTGGCACTGAGAAGTTCTCTGTTGCTGATCCAGTTGAAGTTCTCGAAATTGGTACAGGTTATATGATGGTCAAGCGTGAAGTCTTCAGCAAATTCGCAGAAGCCTATCCTCAATTGAAGTATCGCCCAGACCATGTTGGTCAAGCAAACTTTGATGGTTCGCGTTATATCCATGCTTACTTCGATACAGTTATTGACAGCAAGGCAAATGGTGGTCGCGGATCAGATCGTTACTTGTCTGAAGACTATATGTTCTGCCAGTGGTGGCGTAACATCGGCGGTAGCATCTGGCTCTGCCCATGGATGAAGACGCATCACGTTGGAACCTATGCATTCACTGGTGATATGCCAGCCGTTGCAAACTTTGTCGGCTCTCTCTAATAAAGAGACTTTGTTATGATTGTAGGTTTGGTTGGCTTTATTGGAGCAGGTAAAGGTACAGTTGCAGATCTCTTGGTAGAACGTCATGGTTTCTTCAAAGAGAGTTATGCAAATAGTCTCAAAGATGCTTGCTCGATCATCTTTGGTTGGGATCGTGAGATGCTCGAAGGTGCAACGCCTGAATCAAGAGCATGGCGCGAACAAAAAGATGAGTGGTGGTCTGAAAAACTCGGCAAAGAATTTTCACCAAGATTAGCACTCCAGCTAATGGGCACAGAGGCAGGTCGTGATGTATTTCACCCTGACCTCTGGGTCCACACTGTGATGCGTCGTTGTGAAAAAGCACCATGGAACAATTATGTGATTGCAGATGTTCGTTTCCCAAACGAAATCAATGCAATTGTAGAATCTGGTGGTAAAGTCATTCGTGTTCGCCGTGGTGAAGATCCAGAGTGGTATGCTCTTGCTCGTGAGTGCAATACCTATAACAAACAAGAAATAATGCGCAATGCTTATCCAGAAGTTCACTTTAGTGAGTGGGCTTGGATTGGTGCACATTATGATATTGTGATGGATAATAATTGTTCGTTAGATGAGTTGACTGTAAGGGTTGACAAGTTAGTTGATTCGTTATATAATAATCGTGTTGAAGCAAATGAGGTTCTAAATTATGAAACTTTCTGATGATACTGTGCAAGTCCTGAAGAATTTCTCAGGCATCAATCAAAGTTTGCAGTTCAAGTCTGGCAATACTTTGAAGACCATTTCTCCACTCAAAACAATCTTCGTTGAAGCAACTGTTGGTGAGAGTTTCCCAAAAGAGTTCGCTCTTTATGACTTGAATAAACTCTTGGCAAAAGTTTCTCTATACAAGGATGCTGACTTGTCGTTTGATGATGACAAAATCAATATCAGCGCAAACAAGAAGTCGGATTACATCAAGTATTGTTCGCCGAAAGTTATTGTGACTCCTCCTGAGAAGGCAATCACATTTGGTGAGCCTGATTGTTCATTCAGTCTCTCGCAAGAAGATCTTGACTGGATGCGTAAGAGCGCAGGTATCTCTGGATCACCAAACTTCGTATTTGAGAGCGATGGTTCCACGATTCACTTCATTGCTACAGACGTGAAGGATGATTCTGCTGATCAGTCTAAGGTTGAGATTGGTACAGTTGAAGGTGGTAAGGAATTCAAGGTTGTAATGAAGGTCGAAAACTTCAAGTTGCTTGAGGGTTCGTATGACGTTGCAATTGCCAAGAAGGGTCTTGCTCGATTCAAGCATAAGACCGTTGACATCACTTACTTCATCGCAATCGAAGCCGCAAGTTCGACATTCGGAGAATAATAATGGCACTTGATAAAGCAAAGGTTCTGGGATGCCTTCAAGAAATCTCAAACTCACTTACTCGTATCGAGGCTGAGCGAGATCTTATCAAAGAGATCTTGCAGAAGATGCAAGATGAGTGTGAGATTCCCAAGAAGTTGTCTCGTAAACTGGCGAAAGTTTACCACAAGCGTAACTATGAGGAAGAAGTTGCCGAGCAGAGTGACTTTCAGACTATCTATGAGAATGTGGCTAAATAAAACTATTGGGGTGCAATTTCTTATTGACGGCACTATCCGCCAGACTGCTCGCCGTGAGGGTTCACCTCCTCCACCCCAACCTCTCTTCGGAGTTATATTATGCATACTGTGATAACCTATAGAAAAACTCCACACGCAACTGTAAATACCATTTATGGAACCACTGGAACCGATATGGTGAATGCTTGGTGTTTTGAGAATGGTAATATAGATGATAAACTTGTAAAAAAGTGGATTCCAAAATCACAATGTTATGTCAAAGAAAATTTGCAAGATCTTCCTGATTATGCATTTACTTCTTCTGACATAAGAAAATTTCATGTTGATGTTTGGAATGAAAAAGCAAAAAATTACAGACGTCATGGTAAATTTCTCACAAATCATCAACTGAAAACAGACCAAGAAAAATCTACTCTCGAAAATTTATTTGAAGTTTGAGGTTATATTATGAATGAAGCGTTGTGGGTTGAAAAATACCGTCCTCATACTATTGCCGATTGTATTCTTCCTGATGAATACAAGAGCACTTTCCAATCTTATGTTGACCGCAAAGAGATTCCGCATCTCTTGCTTTGCGGCACTCCAGGAACAGGTAAGACTACCGTTGCTCGTGCACTGTGTGACGAGATTGGCTGTGATTATCTAATGATCAATGGCTCGGATGAATCGGGCATTGATACATTTCGAGTCAAGATCAAGAACTATGCCAGTGCAATGTCAATGACTGGCGGCAAGAAAGTTATTATTATTGATGAAGCAGATTATCTGAACCCAAATAGTACGCAGCCAGCCATGCGTGCTGCGATGGAAGAGTTTGCGCATAACTGCACTTTCATCATGACTTGTAACTTCAAGAATCGAATTATTGAACCGCTGCATAGTCGATGTGCAGTAATTGAATTCAAACTGCGTAAAGAAGATAAGCCGAAGATGGCTATGGCTTTCATGAAGCGCGCATCAGAGATTTTGACTGGTGAGAAGATTCCGTTTGATAAAGCAGTGCTGGCTGAAGTTGTCAAAAAGCACTTCCCAGATTATCGTCGTGTTCTAAACGAACTGCAGCGTTACTCCGTCAGTGGTAAGATTGACTCTGGTATTCTCACGAGTATTGCTGATGTTTCAATCAATGAATTGGTAACATCACTCAAAGATCAAAACTTCAGTGCAATGCGTAAGTGGGTTGCTGACTTTGGTAGCGATGACCCTGCAAAGATCTATCGTAAGATCTATGATAGTCTTTATGATATTATGGATAAGTCCACGATTCCAAATGCTGTCTTGATTCTCGCCAAGTATCAATATCAGGCAGCATTTGTTGCCGACCAGGAACTGAACCTCACCGCATGTCTTACCGAGATGATGGTGGAGTGTAAGTTCAATGGCTGATCTATTCAAAGAAGTTATCCCTTCGATTCTCCAGACGAAAGAATATGCTCTCCTGACAGAACAGGATGAAAAATCATATTCATCGTTTATGGTAAATCGAGCACTTTCGTTTCATAGAGACACCGTTCTCTGGGCGAACGAGATGAATAAGTTTTCGACTCTGGATAATAAACTCAAATATGATTTTCTCCTAAATATTGTTAGAGCCCAAAAGCGTCCATACAGCAAATGGCATAAAAAGGCTCAAAGTAGTGATTTGAGTGTTGTCAAGGAATATTATGGTTACTCTGACGCGAAAGCCGAAGAAGCAATGAAGATTCTATCCGACGACCAAATCACCGCGATGAAAAAACAGTTATATAAGGGTGATTGATCATGGTCGAAAAATTAGTAGAAGTCACATTAGAAAAGCAAGACGACTTCCTCAAAGTTCGCGAGACACTTACTCGCATTGGAGTCGCTGCTAAGAACGACAACATTCTCTATCAGTCCTGCCATATCCTCCATAAGCAAGGAAAGTATTACATCGTTCATTTCAAAGAACTCTTTGAACTAGACGGTAAGCCATCCAATATGTCAGACAATGACATTCAGCGTCGTAACACGATTGCGAATCTAATGGCTGAGTGGGGTTTGGTGAAACTCGTAGATGAGAATAAGACAAAGGATAACGTCGCACCATTGAGCCAGATCAAGATTCTTCCGTTCAAGGAGAAGAATGAGTGGCAATTGGTTTCCAAATATACAATCGGGAAGAAAAAGAAGGAAGGATAATTTATGCTAATTGTGAATGTGTATAGACTTCGTGATGATATTGAACTTCCAACATACGGCACTACTCTCGCAAATTGTTTCGATTTATCTTTCCAGCCAACTTCAAATGTTGTCAATGGATATGATTCCTTCAATTCTCCTACTGAGCGATCAGTAAACAGTTTTGGAGAATTCTTCATTTATCCTGGAGATCGTCTGCTGGTTCCCACAGGGTTGATCTTCAAGATCGAACGTCACGTTACGATTGAAACATATGCAGACATTACAAAACACGATAGTTCTCTGCCACTTCAGAACTACAGCATTCGCCTTCATCCTCGCTCGGGACTTTCGCTCAAGAAAGGATTGGTTCTAGCAAACAGCGAGGGTGTTGTCGACGCAGACTACCAAGAAGAGGTGTTTGTTCTTCTAACGAATATCTCAAAGATGCACCAAACAATTCGTCGCGGTGATCGCATTGCTCAGGCTGAGATTGTTTCAAATGAACCCTTTGACTTTACTGTTGTTACAAAAAGACCAGAGAAGCACTCTGAGCGCAGCGGTGGTTTTGGTTCAACTGGTGTGTCAAACTGATATAAATAGAGATGGAATGCTCATTTGGGGTTCCATAACTATACTTGCTTACTAAAGGAGTAACAAAATGACTAATATCACAACACTCACATCCGCATCACTCGATCGCCTCCTTCCAACTGCTCTTGGGTTTGAAAATGCGTTCGCTGCTCTCGATAATGCGGCTCATCTACTAACAGCAACATCCAATGCTTTTCCTCCAGTGAATGTCATCAAGAAAGACGAATACAACTTTGTCGTGGAACTAGCAGTTGCTGGATATAAGATTGATGAGATTGAAATCACTGCTGAGAAAAACTCTCTCAAAGTTGCAGGCAAAAAGGTAGAAGAAGACACTCGCGAATATCTTGTAAAGGGTATTGCTGGTCGTAAATTCGCTCGCCAATTTGTTTTGTCAGACACAGTAGTGGTTCGTGATGCTGCCCTTGCTGATGGCATTCTTTCTATTCAATTAGAAAATGTCATTCCTGAAGAACAGAAACCTCGTAAGATTGCAATCAAGTAACCATTGAGATTATATTATGATTCGTGATGAACTATCGTGGGATGAATTGTTTGTCTTACAGGCTACTCTGATCGCTCAGAAAAGCAAGGACCCGTCGACAAAAGTCGGCTGCGTGATCGTCAATGATGATAATGTCATTTTGTCGACGGGTTTCAATGGCTTTCCTCGCGGAATCGAAGAAGATTGGAAAGATCGTTGGAAACGACCAGAAAAGTATCACTGGGTTGAACATGCTGAACGCAATGCAATCTTCAATGCTGCACGTGTTGGTGTTTCGCTCAACAATTCTCGCGCATATCTGAACTGGGAACCAAAGCCATGCGCTGATTGCACACGCGCATTGATCCAAGCAGGTATCAAGGAAGTCATCGGTCCGAATCGACCATTCACAGGTAAGGGTGCTGGCAAGCATTACTCGATCGATCACGCCGAAGTCATGCTGCGCGAGGCAGGAGTCCGAATACGCTATTTCGACCTTCCCCCAGAACTAGGGGAACCCCCATTCTAGGACCGCTCTCGCGCCTCTCTCCTCGGCGAGAGAGGCTGTCATAAGTTATTGATTTTATTCGAGTTTTCTCTGTTGTGTTTTCCTGTGTTTCAGGTAGAATATGAAATATGATGAAAAACGATATCGCCGCCCAGCAAGAACGGGCACGCCTCATTACCCTAGTCAACGCTATCAAACCAGCAGCAATAGCAGCGGGATTTGACTACCCCACAGCCAAGCCAGAAACGGCGACCAACCACGAGTTACGTGAACTCATTATAGACGTCACGTTTTTCATTCAGTCCTACGCAAACGGCGAAGTCTAAAGCCATGAAAAATTACCAGTATATCATGTCTGAAAACGACAAGTTTGGTGCTCGACACACACTCTGGTATGTGTCAGATTATCACTATGAGATTGAATGCCGCTCTACTGGCAACAAAATCGACCTTCCTGACACCAGTTTCGAACAGGCAAAACAGGTGTTCCAGGACGTGCTCGTAAGTTATTGATTCTATTCGGTTTTTTCCTATTGCGTTTTGCAAGGATTCAGTTAGAATATAATTATGAAAAGCGAAAACACTGTGAAAATTGGTGACGTCGTCAAGTCTCTTGACTTCGTTGGTGTCAATGACTGTTATTATGTTGGTGTCGTGATCGGCATCAGCGAGATGGACGGCACTTTCCGTGCTCGCACCGTCCAGCGTGTATGGCAGGGCAATGCTGACAAGAAAATCCTCTCGGATACTTTCGTCGCTCCGTTGCCTGGCAATCATTTCTTCGACGATCTTGCTAAAGAAAAGAATGCTGCTCCTCGTGTGCAGGTTGTGTGGCGTGACTCGTCGGTGGCTGCATAATGAATATCGACAAACGACATGGCGGTGCGTACGATCGTGGCTCTGCCGACAGTTACTATCGTCGTCCTCGTCGTCCGCACTTCTTCACTGATGCGACGTATGCCAGCGACGAGATTCCTGAGG